CGAGGAACACGCCGTACAGCCCGTCGATGGTGTCGATCAGGTCGCTGACGGCACCGAGTCGCCATTCCGCCCGGGCGCGCGATTCGGCGATGTCGTCGGGTGCCGACGGCATCCGGCACGAGCCGACGGACATCATCTCCGGCTGGAGCGTGAATTCGAACTGGTCGTCATGGCGGACGACGGTCAGGCCGAGCGATCGCGGGAGCTTGCCGCCTTGGATGGCCCGCTTCGCCTCGGGCAACCGGCTCGGCCCTTCGTGCGCGAAGCCGTCGCGGCCGCTCATGCCGCGGGGGCAGTCGAGCCGAAGTTTGCGCGCGATCATCGCCGTGGCGTCGGAGCCGTCCGCGAGTTTGATCGTGTCGGCGTCGTTTTCGAGGTGCCACCAGAGCCAGAGGGCGAACTCGTTGCCGAGCCAGTCGCGGTTTTTGTCGTCCGCAATCCATGCGATATCCCGGTTCGCGAGCGAGACGACGAACGGCGAAGGCGAGGCGTCTTCGGTCGCCCGCGTACTGTCGTGGGTTTCCGCCCATTGGAACGCGGCTTCGCCGGCCGTCACGGGCTTCAACTCCCGGCCGAAAGTCTGCTGGAAAAGCGACGTGAACAGGTCGAGATGCGTGAGCGACGACGCGCCGAACAGCACTTCCCGCCGTTCCGACGACCACATCACCGGAATGCACTTCTGCTTCCGGAACCGGCCGTCCTTCGACTCGGCTTCCAACCGGTCTCGCGCGGCCTCCTTCGCCTCTCGCTTCTGGCGGGCGCTCGGCAGTCCGCTCGGGTTGTTCGCGGCCAGCGCCTTCAACTCGACCTGGTAGTACGCTTTGAGCCGATCCGCCGGCAGGCGGTCCGTGTCGATCCGCAGTTCGAACAGCAGGTGGCCGGGGTAGACGTTCTTCTCGAGGGTGAAATCGGTGTCGAGTATCGAGTCGCCGGCGGACCAGCCGATTTCGATGCCATCGGCGGATGCGAGCCGCGAGCGGCCGGCGGCCCGGCCGTTCAAGGCCTCGAGGTGCGTGGAGTCGAACAGGCCGGGCGGCGGGCCGTCGACGCGGAAGCGGAAGTAGGTCACGGAACCGGTGAGGAAGGACATTGGAAAGCCTTTCGGGGTCAGGGTTGAAATTGGTTGTCGAAAGTCACACCTTCGGCCCCCAGCGGAGGCTCGAGCCTGGCATTTCGAACACGGTCCCGCTCAAGAGTCGGTCGGTGATCCGATCGATCCCGGATGGATCGACGACACGGGACAACTCGGACGGCATTCCGCCGGCCGCCGGAGCCGGGGACAGGTTGCTCGTGACGATGGTCGGCCGCGAACCCCGCTCGTCGAGGATTCGCTTGAGTAAAGCGCGGTGATCCTGGCCGAATTTGACCGCTTCCCGGTCGATCTCGCAGACGTCGTCGACCACGAGCAAATGGCCCTTCGCGACGAAGTTCCAGAGTTTCCCCTCGGTCATCTTTCCGCCGGCCATGTGCGAGTTCCATGTCGCCTCGCCGCGGCCGATCGTCTCCAGCAGTCGCGGGAATGACCGGTAGTCGATCAGGCCCCACATGGCGTCCGAGACATCGGCGGGAAAGAAATCGAAATCCGATTCGCCGTAGGCACGATCGAGGATCATCATCGCCGCCGTGGTCTTGCCCGTTCCCGTGGCACTCGACCACAGGTACAGGGGCCATCGCCCGGCAGGCCCGCACAATTCCCGCACGCTAGAGCGGAATTTCGGATTCATCTGTTCGACCGGCACCCGGCGGTGATTCGGGCGAACCCGGACCGTGGGACGGTCCCACAACGGCAGGCTGCCCTTCGATCGCGACGGGGGAGCAGGCGCGGAGTCTCGCGATTCCTTCGGGACTGTATTTATCCGCGACAGGATCCGCGTCAGAGCGGAAGCTATCCCGTCTGGCGGCGCTTCGGTTGCCATTCGTTTTCTCCGGGAATAGTCCGGCCCAGCCGTTTCGGATCGAAACCTCAATGGTCTCGATGGCCGCACGGGCGCCGAGCTTTTCCAGCATTTTCAATTGCGATTTGACGGTTCGATCTGTCGTCGTGAGCTTTCGCTCTCGCCGATAAGCCGTCCAGTCGTCCCACGCGGAGCGGAATTCATCGGTGTCAAGCGAATCCGGGATTGCCGGGCCGTTCGACTCCGAACTCGTACCCGAACTCGTATTCGAACCCGAACCCGAACCCGAACCCGAACCCGGTACATCTGCGCGCGTCTGAATACATGCGCTCGCATCTGTATTCATCTGCGCGCGTCTGTATTCATCTGTATTCATCTGCGCACTGGCTTCCGATTCCGTCGGCGGAGCGGGGAATTTCGACTCTTTGGCCCGCGGCGATCCCAGGTTGGGGTACAGGAGGTATTGCTTGCCCGAAACGGAGTAGAGAACGATCAAGCCGGCTTTCACGCACTCGGCGATCCAGCGTTCAATGTCGGCCTCTCTCACTTTTTCGATCTGCAAGGGATACAACCGGCTTCTCAACACATTGGTTCTCGCGTCAAACCGTCCAAAGTCGTCAACCACGCTCATCAGACGTCGGTAGAAAACCTCGCCCGGGAACGAAAGGGAGCAAACCCTTTCGCTATCCAGGATGCCTTCGCGCAGCACTCTCGTGGGCATTCCGACGCTCCTTCAGCACAATCGACCATCCCGTTGCGCGGCGGCAAGCAAAAGCTCCTGCCGCGTCGTGCGTAGCTCGAAGAACCCGTCGAAGTTGTCCGGGTCCTCTCTCATCAACATTCGCGCGTAGTACGCGGAATAGTGGTCGTTGATCTTGAACTCCGGCTCGTCGGTCTCGACCGCGAAGAACCAGCGAATCCGCTGGATGATCGCGTCGGCCGACCAGCGCGAGCGCCCGGCCTTCTTCACGTCCCAGGCGAACCGCTTGAAGACGCGGTAGACCCCGGGATTCGCGGCGTGAAACCGCTCAAACCGCTCCCGGATACTCGGCCTTTCTCTCGGCTTGACCATTTCCGCAGTCCTCGAAAGTCCCCGCGAGCCTCCACGGCTCCGGGGTGCGGCCGAATCACGCCGGGCAGGACTTACGGCGCTTCGACTCCTGGGGTTTTCGGACGTGCAGTGCCGGGTACTCCCAGATAAACCCGCGACTATGGCACTCCGGCCCCCGATGAGAAGAGGGCCGGGTTCTCCCGGCAGTCGCCGCCGTGCTTCAAATTCGGTTCACGAGTAAGATCTCCGTCGCGGCCGTCCGCGTCGCGCCGGTGCGGGCGTTCGCGCTGGACTTGCTCACGGCGACCTCGTGCCGCTCCCAGCGGTCGGCCGGGTACAGCGTTGCGAGTTCGGGCGCGTCGTAGTAGGAGACCACAATGCGGGTGCGTTCGAAGCGGTTCAACAGGGTCGCGAGGTCGATATGGTCCTGCATCGCGAAGTCGTGAACGTATTTGATTTTCTTCGTCAGGTACGGCGGGTCCGCGTAGACGACGGTGCCGGGCCGGTCTTTCTCTTCAGTGATAAAGTCTCGATAGTCGCGGTTGTGAATCTCCACATATCGCAACCGCTCCGACAGTGCCGGCAGCGAACGCTTGAACGATTCCCACCGAACCGCCGGATCACCGCCAGTCTTCGTGTACCGTTGGGCGAACCAGCCCGTCTTCGACGTGCCAGCGTATCCGTTCGCGCCCATCCACCAGACGACAAGTTGGGCGGCGGCTATGTCGGTCCCAATCAGGTCTGCACCGGGAGCGATGGACGCGAGCAGATGCTTGGCGTTGTCAAACGTCTGGCGGTCGAACGCCATCGGGCCGAGCATCCGGCTCAACTGATACTCATTGTGCCGCATCGCCCGCAGCACGTTCACTACCGCCGGGTTCGCGTCGTTGACTTGTTCACGTTTACACGGTGCCTTCTGCGACAAGATCGCGCAACCGCCGACGAACGGCTCGACGTAGGTGCCGTGCTCGCCGAGCAGCTCGACGATGCGTGGCGCGAGACGCCGTTTCCCGCCGGCCCACGGAGCGACCGCCAAAATCTTCGCGTCGATCTTGAATGGCGACATATTCACCCCTGAACCCTCCCTTTTATCTCCCGCACCACCCCGCTGACCCCGCCCGCGAGGCTCACCAGCGTCGGCCGGTCGCCGGCAATCTGCCGCAGCCGGGCCGTGTGCTTGTGCGAAAGGAACCGCGCCCACCCGACGAACAGGTCTGCCTTCGGCAAGTCGAACCGGTCGCACCGGCGAATCTCAAGTATCTCGTCGTCGGGGAACGCCCGCCGCAGGGCGGATAGTTGCGACGGCAGCGGGCCGAGAATGGCGATTCGCATAGTTGATTTCCTGCCAATCCCGTTTTTTGCCGTTCCCCACCCTAAGAAAGAGTCGGAACGGGAATAGAAACGGGCTTTATTCTTATCTTCTTAATTCCTTTATTACGTTTCCCGTTTTCACCCACTCTTAGGGTGGGGAACATCATCAAGCCGCTTCTTGGTCGTTTTCCCCGTCGATTTGCCCTTCTTCTTCCATCTGTGGCAGGCGGTAGCGGTACGGGCATCCCTTCCGGCCTTCGCCCTCGCGTTCGAGTTCCCCCTGTTCAAAGCGCTTACCGAGAACGGCCACCAGGGCGGCATTGCGGACGCCAACTCCAGCACGAGCCGCGCTGAGAAGTTCCTTGATCTCGTTCGCGTCCTGCCAGTCCTTGCCGTCCAGGACCGTCATCAGGTCAGCTTCCCACGGGAACTTGGTCGCGGCGGCGATCGCGGGCGAGTCGTCCGGGTCGCCTTGCCCGACGTACCGGCCGTTGATGAGTTCCGCTTGGAGCTTGACCGGCGTCTCCTTGAATCTCCCCTTGCCCTTCAAAAGTCTCTTCGTCTCCTTCGGCTCGTCGTTCGGTGGGCCGAATTCGATCAAGATTTCGCAGAACGCGGGAAGTCCGCCCGATCCACGGCTCGACACGAATTGCTCGCCGCCTGATTTCCGCGTGTGGTGGACAAGAAGGACGGCCGCGCCCTCCTTGCACGTCTCCCACAGCGGCATCAGGGCTTCCTCGACCTGCCCGGCGTCGTTCTCTTCGCGGACGGGCCACATCTTCGAGAGCGTGTCGAAAACCACGAGGTCGAATTGGTGTTTGCGGATCTCGCCGGCCAGCACCTTGAGATAGTCGCGCCATTCGGCCATCGTCGGCCGCATCTTGAACGGCCGGCACGCCATGCCGACATGGTCCCCGATCAAGAGCTCGTCGCGCCGGTCTGCCCAGATGCTCTCGTGCTCTTCGGAGACGTAAAGGACGCGCGAGGCATTGACGGGTTGGCCCAGGAATTGAGAATCGGAACCACTCAGGGCCTTCAATAGGTGAGAAAGAAGGGTGCTTTTCCCGGATTTCCAGAGCGCCGAGAGTAGCGTGATTCCACCCCGCGCCAGATACCCGTTCCAAATCCACTTCACGTCGTCGGGTTGCGCGGAGAGTTCGCTCATCCATTTGAAGCAACGGACTTCGACAGGGCCAGCATCCTTAACGACTTCAACGGTGGCAGGCTGCGAAAACGGAAATACTGGCTTCCCGTCAGGAGTTCCCAACTTCATCGAGAATCCAGACAGATCAACCGCGTGGCCGTGGGCCGACATCCCCGGCCGTTCGCCGTAGCCGAGTTTGTGAAGTTCCTTCGCGGCCTCGGAATAGTTGCCGGCGTGTTTCAGGGCCGCATAGACCGCGAAGCGGGAGTATGGCGTTTCAGCTGCGAAGTCGGTGGACGTGGACCAAACGTAGAGGTACGGATACCCCGACTCGCGACTGGACACCATGCCGATACTCGCCGAGATCCCGGTATCCTTGCCGGGCCGGGTGAGGAATCCGCGATCCTCTTGAACTTTTTTCGACCACGTCCAGCCCGCATCGAACAGCCCGGCTTCCGCCCACGTTCCTCGCTTGTTGAAATCGTTCCCCGGCGAGTCGGAACCGGAAGGAGTACCCACGCCGCCGCTCTTATCCCGCGGCTGTTCCGGGGCCTGATAGTCGTTGCACCCACAGCAATACGTTACCAGTTCCGCGAAGACTTCGGGATCGACCTCGGGGAAGGACGTGGCCTTTTCGGGATCGACCCAGGCGTACAGTTCGCCCGACGAATGGCACTCGCGGGGACAACCCGGCGCGAGTACCTGATGGCCTTCGCCCCGAATTTCGATTTTGGTTTTGCCGCTGGCATAACGGGCCAACTTCGCGCCCGGCTGGGATTCGGGAAGGCGAATCCAAATATGTCGGCCGCCGGACGGCGTGGAGACGGTGGGGAGAGTCTTGACAAACGATTGAAGGTTTTCGGGCAACCGTTGAACCCACTGGACATAGGCCGATTCGCCTTCGGCGTATTCAAAGTCGAGGATGAGGAGATTGCCACTGGCAGGGCCGGCCGGAACGCCGATGCCGACAAGTTGAGACGTTCCGAACCACTTTTCGAGTGTGGCATCGTCGGGGAGTTCAGTCGAGAACTTCCGCCACCCCGACAAGAGAGGGGACTTCGAGCCGTCCGCCTTCACGGGGATGACCGAGATTCCTTGAGCGACGTACCAGCGGGCGATTGAGAGCGTGTCGGACATTGGGCTTGGATTCCATTCGATAGTGGGTGACACAAACTATTAACTTCTCAGAACGGGTTATCAGCCGGCGTGGAATATTCTTCCACGGTCGAGAGGACCGACTTCGATATCAATCCGATCCTCTCTTCCTCGCCGTTGAACAGGCCGTAAAACTCGACTTCTGCCTTCGATGCCCACTTGAAGTAATGGTTGCACCATCCGCAGACTATCTTGCCCAGTTGCGGCGGATCGCACGGAACGATGACGCGGAGGTTTTCTTTCTCGCACTCGGGGCACGGATCGCACTTGAAAGGCTTATCCTCCAACTCCGCATCAACGATCTCGTTAAAGTTTCCGTTCTTCTTGGTCTCGATTGAAATGGTGTCGGCTAGTAACCCATGCTCCGCATACTGAACCGCTTCAAGGGCGGTATCAGGCATCGGGAAACGTGAACGTGCGGCCCACCAAGCTAAGGCTTTGCGCCTCGCAAATCCTTCATGCTCAACGCAAACCCACTCGTTGACAACGCTCGCAAGGTCCAGGTGATACGTTACCCGCATCGTTTTGGGTGCGGTCTCGTCGGCGTCCTTCTTCGTGTGAACGTGATAGGTGACGTGATCGACTTCGTGAATTTCAACCTTGTTCGGATTGCTGACGGGATCACTCTCATCCGCTTTGCCGCTAAGCGTGGACGAACCCCGATCCTCAAATGGAAACGCATACCCGCAATCCACGCAGTTGCGGACGCCTCCCGCGTTCACTGTCCGGCACTCGGGGCACACCTTCGCGACGGGTTCTTGAGCGGAAGATTTTTTCACGGTCTTCGTCGTCAACAAGTCCACCGGACCGTGGCGGAGGATGTTCTCGCCGAAGTCGAGAACGAGACAATTTCCCTTGCCTTCATGGATGCGGAATCCCCTTCCGCACATTTGATAGAAGAGACCACCACTAACCGTTGATCGCAACAACACCACACAATCCACGTTCGTGGCATCGAAGCCGGTCGTAAGAACGTTGACATTGACGAGATACTTGATTTTTTGCGTCTTGAACTTCTCTAATATCTCATCTCGGTGCTTTGTACCGCCGTACACTTCACCAACCGAATAGAGGTTGTCGAGGCAGAATCGGAGGTTTTCAACGGGTAGGTCTTGTTCCTCGATCCAGTCGGCAGCGACAAGAGTATTGAGTTCGGGAACTGGATCGGCGGGAATGTCAAACAATGACAATGCGGGCTTTAACTCTTCTCGTCCCTTGTTAAAGATTTTTCGTTGCACATCCCGCAACGCTTCCGCGACCTTCTTGCCGTGTGCGACGTTCTGCGTGAAGATGAGTACCGACTTCCGATCTAGTGTCTTCTCAATGATTTCCTGAATGGCGGAATCAAGAATCGCATCGTAGGCCGCTTCCAGTTTCTCTTGTTCGAATTCCCCGCGAACGACTTTCAAGAATCGCGTATCGACCGATTGAACGCCGGCCTTGCCAATGAGTTTGGAAAGGAACCCCTGCGCGATCAACGGCCGAATTCCGACTTCGTAACAGACCTCGTTCAAGATCCCGTCAGGAGTGCAGATCGGGCCGGAGTCCAGGCGGAACGGCGTCGCGGTCAGGCCGATAATTCGGAGATCGGGATTGAGTTCCAGCAGGGCCGCAATGAGTTCCCGATACATTCCGTCGCCGGACGCGGGAATGAGGTGGGCCTCGTCGATGATGAGAAGATCGAATCGGCCGAGAATTGCTGCCTTGTCATGGATACTTTGAATCCCAGCCACAATGATCGGGTTCGCGGTGTCTCGACTGTTCAGCCCGGCCGAGTAAAGCCCGACGTTCACGGTCGGACAGAGATATTGAATTTTTGATGCGGATTGTTCCAAGAGTTCCTTGACGTGAGAAACAACAAGTACCCGACCATCCCACCGAATAACCGCATCGTGGCAGAGTTGGGCCAATACCGGCGTCTTGCCCGCGCCCGTGGGCAGCACGATGCAAGGATGGCCTGCCCGCTCACGGAGGTACTTGTAAACTTTCTCGATGGATTCAGTTTGATACCAGCGGAGATTCATGAGTAGTGCTTCCCATTCAGAAAATCCGGGCCGCATCACGCGGCCCGGTTGAAAATCCCTTCTCCTTTACTTCTTCGCCCAAGGGGCCTTGCCGCCGGCCGTGGCCGCCACCGGTTGCTTGGTCGTAACCGTCGCCGTCCCATTCGCCGGCTCATATCCCTTGATCTCGTTGCGGAGTTCGCCCTTGTCGTCGGCTTTCGACGAGACGCGGATCAACAATGGGATGTCATGGAGTTGCGACGGATCTTTGATTTGCCGGACGCCGACGGCCCGGCAGATGGCCGAAAGTTCGGAACGAGCAATGCTGACGGCTTGATCGTTCGGGTTGTTGAGGTTGAGCCGCGCCCAGAGTTTGCGGTTCTCGAATTCGCCCTCGATGACGGTGAACGTCAGCTGGAGATAGGAACCGTCTCCCTTCTTCGTCTTCTTTTCCTCCGATTCCGCGATGACCGCCTTGTATTTGCCTGGCGGGATCGCATCGAATCCGGTTGACGGAGCGACTTCGTCCGCATTGAATCCGTCTTGCAAAATGCTCATGTTTTGTTCTCGTTTGTGGTTGTGTTTTGCAGGTTGGGTTTTCAAGACAGGTTTTGGGCGAATGCTTCCCACGAAAGGGGAATCTCGCCCGTGATACCGAATCGGTTTTTCGCGGAGCAGACCGGGCTTTCGTTTGCACGAATCACCCGCTCGCCACCATCGCCACCGACCGGCTTGGCGATGGCTCGGGTCTTGTTGAACCCGACGTCTTGAACTTCGATCCGCTTCTTGCGCGAAGCGAACAGGACGGCATCGCACCACTCGCGAACGTAGGCGTCCGCGAACTTGTGAATCGCGAGCGTATACCGGTCGTAAGCCTGCGATTCCGGATCGTTGAACTTTTCGATCTTGGCGTGCGCCAGCAGGATGACCGCCATGCCCCGCTCGCGCCTCAAATAATCCAGTCCGGCAATGACCTCCTTCCATTGGTCGAGCGCGTAGTGGTAGCCCTTCGCGTACCCGATTTCTTCGATGGACTTCTTGTTGTTGGCCCGACACACGTCGGCCCAAATCAACTTTTCGAGCCAGTCGAGCGTATCCACCACGGCCGTCTGGTATTCGTGCTTGTCTTGGCAGACCCAGCCGAGGTTATCGACGAACTGCTGGTAACTGGTCGCCAGTGGCAACCGTTCACAGTCGATCTCGCCGAGGCCGTCTTCGGTCGGGAGGAAAATGGGCTTCGGGGCGTTGTTCGCGAATGTGCTCTTTCCGATCCCCTCCACCCCGTACAGCACGACTCGCGGCGGCAAGCGGACTTTGCCTCTGAGGACTTCCATCGGAATCAAAACCTCCTCTCTTGTGAACTGTTATTGAACCTGATTCCAACTTCCTTATTGTCCATTTTGGACATTAAGAAATCAAGAGCAGAAACCAATCCAAATTGAACTTTTTCCTTGCTAGCCGGGGAGATTCGCTTTCACGGTCTGGAACGCGAGCGCGTACTTCTTGGGAAGCGTCGGCATGAGTTCCAACCTTCGGTAGGTCGAGAACGACACGCCGAACAGCTTCGCGGCCTCGCGTTGAAGCAACTTGTGCTTGAGCCGCCAGCGATAAAGTTGGCTAGGCTTGTCGTTCCGTTTTCGTGGTGGCATAGTGGCCATAATCTTACTGCTCATTTTGAAATTCCGCCCGCCCTCCTTTTCGCAAGACCCAATTTCACGCGGTCGGAGAATGTCCTCGTCGCGTCGTGAGCGCCATCGATCAGCGGGTAGGCGTCGTTCGCGTTCTTGCCGCGATCCAGTTTCAGGAAGTCCGCAATTTCCTCTGCCGATAGCCAGCCTTCGCGGTGGCACCAGGCGAGCATGATCTGCCGGGTGGAGTAGTTGGTGTCTTTCATCACTTCCACCTCTCCGTCTTCGGCTCCACCGCCGTCGTCGGCTCGGCGAACTCGGGCAAACCACAAATCGCGACAGGCACAGACTCGCAGTCGATTTCAGCCACCGGGGCCGCGAATTCGACGATGGACATGCCGAGCGCCGACGCGGCCGACTTGACGAGCGCCCGGAGGGCCGTCTCGTGCATCTGAACGTCGCCGCCGTTCTGCGAAGCATGCCAGCGGACACCGTAGCCGATCCGTGTGCCGTCCACCTCGATGGACCAGTAGCCGGCCGGGTCGTGCGGTCTGAACAGCGAGACCGCCGGGTTGTCGAGCGGGACGGGTAACAGGACTGCCATCAGCGTTGCTCCTTTCTTGCGGCTTGCTTCTCCAGAAACAGCCGCACTTCCAACTCGCGGGCCTTGCCGGATTTTCCGCATTGCTCGCAGCAATCGACGACCCACGGCTTGGCGAACTTGTTGCACACGCGGCAGTTGACCTTTTCGATAATCTCCGGCTCCTCGTCGATGGGCTTGAAGAACCGTTGGCGGACGAGCATCTTCAGTTCCCTCCCAAATCAATTTCGTCCGGCACGCTCGCCGTGTCGGCACACGCCCACGCGAGGACCGCGAGGCCGGCGACGAAACACTCGGCGGCCGTCCAGGCGGTGAGGAATTCGAGCAGCATTAGCGGGCCTCCCGTGCTTCTTTCGCCTTCCGCTTCATCATTCGGTCGTGAATCTTCCTTCGTTCAGCGTCCGTGAGAAGATCGTTCAGGTGGAGCATCCCGGCGCAGTAGGACAGGCGAAGCATCAATGTCTGCTTGGGGATTGCTCGCACCTTGTCGGCAAATTTCTGGCTCATCACTTCACCTTCGCCGCTTTCGCCATGTCGGCCATCAGGTTGACGAATCGGCTGTTGATGTCAGCCTGCACCTTGCCGAGCCGTTCCAATGCCTCTTGGCACGCTTCGACGTAACTCGACTTCAACTGGTCGAGGTCGATGACATGGAACCCGCGATGGTCGCTCAGTACGGCCTTGCCGGTTTGCGTGTCCACCAGTCGGCCGGACTGGACCGCGTGCATGTGGTCCACCCACCAGCGTTGAGGCTGAGCGGGTACGGCCTTGATGATCTCCATAGTCGATCCTTTGAAATCGTGTCTGGTTCTACGCTTCGCCCGGTAGACGGCTTCGCTGCTCATCAGAACGGCATCCCCAAAATGTCGTCCGGGTCTTCGCCCTGTTCTTCGATCCAGTCCCGCAGCGGTGCATCGAATCCGAATCGCAGGTGCCACAACGCCCCGACGCCCGGAATGTAGCGGGGGAAGCCGATGTCCATTCGCTCGCGAACTATCGCCCCGTGGTGAAGGGTTTGCTTCAGCATCCCCATGACAATGACGCGGAACCACGGCGTCCGGCCATCGGTCGCGACCGCCTCGGCCGCGAACGGCTGTTCGTCCGGCTTCAACGAGTTCATCAGGAACCCGCACCGCAGCCGCTTCACGCCGATTCCGACCAACGGCGTCAGCACTTGCGAAATGCGAATCGGGTCAAACCATCGGCCCGGCCATCGAATGCGAACGTCCGGCTTAACCGGCCAGAGTGTCCCGGTGAAGTCGCACTCCTCGCACCCGACAGAGTTGCCCGCGTGCCGTTCGTCCTTGCATCGAATGCACTCATCGAGCTTGAACGGGCCGACGAACGCCAGCAAGTCGTGCAGGTCGCACTCGAAATCGAAGTGCAGCGGCTTGAGCAGGTAGTCCATCACCTGCCGATAATGGTCGCCGACGACCGGCAGATAGCGATTCGAAAACGCCTTAACGCACTCCCCGACTTCCGCGCCGTAGTCCGCGACGTACACCGCCGACCGCCGGTCCGTCGCGTAGCTCCACGTCCGCCCGGCGATTTCAATTCGCTGGACGTACCGCGTCCATTCGCGTCCCGGCTGGTAGGTCTCGGCGGTATCGCAGAACGATTGCATCCAACCGGCCGGAGGCGGCGACGGTTCATCGCTGGCGTCGGGCCAAGTATGCGAATCGGGTTCGCTAACGGTATAAATCACTTCCCCTCCACATCCGGCCGCCGCCGGAACGCACTCTCGAGGAACAACAGCACCAGGGCGGCGACGGTGCCGACGAGTTCGGGGTGGGTCACTTCTTCCGTCCTTTCCCCTTCGCGGCCCGGCGTTGCTTCCGGTTGCCGGTCTGGGCGGCCGTCACCGTCGCGACGCGGAACGAT